AGCGAGTTCGAGCTCTCGCACGGCAGGGCGCCACGCGGACGCGGTCGCTGGGCTTTCTCGATGCGTCGCCAGCCCGATCCGCTCTCGAAGGACATTCACTTCTCGCCCGGCGGCATGACGCTCGCCGAAGCGCGCAAGTGGTTCGTCGCCCGGCTCCGCGCCATGGGCGTCGAGGGCGAGCATGTGATCTACATCCTGCCCTGACGGGAAGTTCGAAGATGATCGCGCGCCGCCGCACAACGCAATCGAATGACGCTCGCTTCTGCTTGGCTCACGCGCGCGCCAGCGCGAATGGTCCGCCACGCGCAGGGGATGCCCTGCCGCCAGAACGGAGAAGACGATGAAGGCCACCTACAGGATCGAACTGCAGCGGGTCAGGGACGGGTGGATCTGGTCGATCCAGCAGACCTTCTGGGACGAGCGCGGCGCGAGCCGCGACGGCCTCTACGAGGACAGCGACGACGCATTTCCCATTGCCGCCGAGGCGGCCGCGGACGCTGAGCGCCGGATCGCAGAGATCGAAGCCGGCATCCCCCGCCGCCGGCTGGCGGAGATTATCGCCGGGAACTGACGGCGCCTTCCCCGCACCGCCCCGAACGGGTGCCGCCCGTCGGGGCTCGGGGCCGTAGGGGGCGGCATGGGGCCGCTCCCACCACAGGAGCCCCGAACGATGACCCTCTCCGATACTCAGTTGCTGGTCCTGAGCGCCGCCGCCGCGCGGCCGGACAAGCTCGTGACGAAGCACAAGCGCCTGCCCGGCGCGTCGCTGCAGAAGGTGTGCGCCGCGCTGGTGAAGCGCGGGCTGCTCGCCGAACTCGATGGCGCCTCGCCAGATCCCGAGGTCCTGCACGTGAAGACGGAGTTCGGTCAGGTCGAGTACGCCATCACGCGGGCGGGCCTCGCGGCGATCGGCGTCGACGACGAGTCTCCTTACGGCGAGGACGTGCCGAAGGATGTGCGCGCGGGCGTGGATCCCGCCCTGATCGACGGGCCGGACAACGAGCCGCGCGAGGAGGCGCCCACGGCGCCCACGGGCGCGACGAGCACCGAGGGTGCTGCCATCCCTTCGATGGACGAGACGGCGCAGCCTGCGGCCACGACGGCGCTAAGGCGGGGCAGCCTGCGTGTCGCCGCCCAGGCCGTTCTCGACGCCTGGGACGACGAGGAGAACCAGCGCTACGGCCTCGTCGATGCGATCGACGGGCTCCGTGCCGCCCTCGCCGGCCCCCGCCGACAGCCCGGCGCGGCGCGCAGGCCGCGGGCGGGGACGAAGCAGGAAGCCGTGCTGGCCCTCCTGCGCCGCGACGAGGGTGCGACCATCGCCCAGATCATCGACGCCACCGGCTGGCAGAGCCACACCGTGCGCGGCTTCCTCGCTGGGCTGAAGCGCAAGGGCATCACGGTGGCGGTGCTGGAGCGCATCCGCCAGGTCGGACCCAACAAGGAGGGCGCGAAGGGGTCGTTCTCGGTCTACCGGATTGCTGGCTGAGGGTGCGGACGATGAGCGACTTCATCCTGCGCATCCGCACCAGCGGGCCGGCGTTCCAGCACTGCCCGACCGCAGAGATCGGCCGGATCCTGCGCCGGCTTGCCGACGATCTGGACCGCCATCGATACGCCGGTGCCTGGCCCCGCCCGCTGTACGACAGCGACGGCGCGCGCGTCGGCCAGGCGGAGTTCGTGTTCGCCGCGCGCCAGGAGCCCGGCGAGGGCTGATCCTCCGCCCCACACCGCCGCCTGGCTGCCCCGGGCGGCGGTGCTCCGTTCTGCAAGAACGCAACATCATGATCGCAGAATGAGCTTGGCTCAGCCCCCGATGCAGCACGAATGGTCCCTCACGCGCAGGGGATGCCCTGCACCACGACGGAGATGACGATGACCGACCGCGAAGCCCGCGCCGCCGCCAACCAGCAGAGGAGCCTCGAGGCCTTCCTGGCCGCCAAGGCGGAGTTCGATACCCTGATCGCCGAACTGCAGCAGGCCAGCGCTGATCACTTCGGGGCCGACCCAGAGGCGGTGCTCTGGGAGCACGCGGCGATGCTCCAGGACTGGAACCGCCGCCTGCGCGACATCGCGGACAACTACCACCGCCGCGGCGAGTACGCAGCGTGAGGAGGGAGAGCGCCATGCCCGCCACCATCCACGACCGCCTTGTGGCCGCCCTGACCGCCCGCGGCGAGACCCTGGTCCCAGGTCGATCCACCAAGTACACGGTCCTGACCCGGACCAAGCGCGACACTGGCGAGAGCCTCGGGTTCTACTTCGTGGGCCGCGCCGGCGCCCTGCGCGTCGGACGCACCGTGACCGAGAGCATTCCGGTCCCGGCGACGATCCGGAGGCGCCTCCTGGGCGGAGAGTGATTCGCCCCACCGCCGCCGCCGCCAGGCTCACCGCCCGGCGGCGGTTTTCTCGTTCCGGTGCACCCGGATCGCCTCGAACATCCGGCGCAGCGCGTAGGATCGCGCGATGGATATGCCTGTGAAGATCGCGCCAATGAGCAGATTGTCCGCGAACGACACGTCGAGCCCGAACAGGGGGAACACCGCGACCTGCGCCAGCACCGCCACGCCGAAACCGACGACCACGTTGGCTGTCGCCTCGACCAGCGACATGGCGCGCGATTGCTTCACGCCGCCACGCGCTGGTCCTTCAGATCCGCGAAGCGCCGGCCGTCGCCATCCAGGATCGCAGCCGATCCGGTGAGCCTCTGCCAGCGCTCGATCACCACGTCGCAGTAGCGCGGATCGATGTCGATGCCGAAGCAGATCCGTCTCGTGAGCTCGGCGGCGATCAGCGTCGTCCCGCTGCCGAGGAACGGATCGTAGACGGCCTCGCCGGGCGCGCTGTTGTTCACGATCGGCCGCCGCATGCACTCCAGCGGTTTCTGCGTGCCATGCACCGTCTCGGCGTCGTCCTCGACGCCGACCATCGCGATCTGCCACAGCGTGGTCTGGTCGCGCGCGCCCTGCCAGTGCCCGGTCGCGCCCTTGCGCACGGCGTAGAGGCAAGGCTCGTGCTGCCAGTGATAGTCGCCCCGCCCCAGCACCAGGCGCGGCTTCGCCCAGACGATCTGGCTGCGGATCGCGAAGCCCGCCGCCTCGAGGCTCTCGATCACGGTGCGCGCGTGCACGCCCGCGTGCCAGACGTAGACGACGTCGCCAGGGAACAGCGCCCAAGCCTCGCGCCAGTCGGCGCGGTCGTCGTTGGCGACCTTGCCAGTGCGCATCGTGGCGGAGACCCCCGCCTCGTTGCGCCAGGCCGGATCGTAGTCCACGCCGTAGGGCGGGTCCGTCACCATCAGGTGCGGCCGCGCGCCATCCAGCAGCCGCGCCACATCGGCGGCGCTGGTGGCGTCGCCGCAGAGCAGCCGATGGCGTCCCAGCAGCCAGAGATTGCCCGGCCGCGTCACCGGGACGACGGGCGGCGCGGGCGCGGGCTGGTCGGCCGCCTCGGCCGCCGCCTCGTTCTCCTCAAGCAAGGTGTCGTCGAGCAGCCGATCCAGCGTCTCCTGGTCGAAGCCGAGCAGGCTCAGATCCATGTCGTCGGCCTGCAGCGCGCGCAGTTCTTCGGCCAGCAGCGTCTCGTCCCAGCCCGAGTTCAACGCGATCTGATTGTCCGCGATCCGGTACGCCCGCGCCTGCGTCTCGGTCAGATGGCTGAGCCGGATCGCCGGCACCGCGTCTAGGCCGAGTTGCTTGGCCGCCAGCACCCGGCCGTGGCCCGCGATCAGCACGCCCGCGTCGTCCAGCAGCACCGGCACGTTGAAGCCGAACTCGGCAATCGAGGCCGCGATCTGCGCGACCTGCTCGTCCGGATGGGTGCGCGCGTTCGCCGCGTAGGGCAGCACCCGGTCGATCGGAATGCTCTCGACCCGGAGATCAGGCTGCATCGGCGAGAGCCTCCGCGCGCGCGGCGGCCACCGCGTCGTAGTCTCGCCCGTCGCCAGCCAGCATGACCGGGACGTCGGGATGCAGCATGCGCCAGCGCGCGATCGCCAGATCAACATACGCGGGCGCAAGCTCGATCGCCCGCACCAGGCGCCCGGTGCGCTGGCCGGCCAGGATCGTGGTCCCGCTGCCGGCGAAGGGCTCGAACACCACCTCGCCCTCGTCCGTGTAGGCGCGGATCAGGAACTCCGGCAGCGCGACGGGGAACACCGCCGGATGCTCCGTCTCGATCCCCCGACCCTTGTGGCGGGTGATACGCAGCACGGCGTCAGGAATGCGCATCTCCTGCACCGGCAAGCCGATGTGCGTGTAGAGCTTCACCTCGCCGTCGGCGGCGCGCAGCCCGCTGCCCTTGTTGGGCGTGCCGGCCCATTTGCAGGGCACGATCTTGTTCGGCTCGCGCACCACGCGGTTGAAATGGAAGACCAGCTCGAAGGCTGGCGCGAGCCGTCCGTTCCAGTCACCTGGCAGGCCGGGGCCTTGATCCCACGCATACAGCGCGAAGCGCCGCCAGCCCTGCGCGCGCATCCAGTCGATCCAGCCTTGCCAATAGGGCTGCCACTCGCCGTCGCGGTGGATCAGTCCGAGATTGACGAGCACCTGCCCAGCAGGCGCCATCGCCGCCGACAAATGGCGGAAGACGCCGCGCATCAGCGCGTCCCAGTCCGACACGCCGCCGGTGGTGTAGTCCCGCTGGTTTCCGTAGGGCGGGCTCGTGAAGAGCAGCGACGCGCGGTCCGCGCCCATCGCGCGGGCCACGCTGGCGGCGTCGGTGCTGTCGCCGCAGAGCAGCCGATGCTCGCCGAGCAACCAGAGGTCGCCCGGCTGCGTGACGGCCTGGCGCGGCGGCTCCGGCTCGGCGTCAGCAGGGTCCACTGTTTCTTCCTGCTCGGACGCGTCAGATGCCTGGGCTCCCACTTCCGGGTTGGCAACGGTTGGGTTGCCGGGAGTGCTGGACTCGGTTGCGAGCGGATCGAGGCCTGCAAGCAGGCGATCGATCTCCTCCGCCCCGAAGCCGGTCAGCGCCAGGTCGATCTCGTTCGCGTCCTGCAGCTTGGCGAGCTCGGCCGCGAGCAGTGCCTCGTCCCATCCGGCGTTCAGCGCGATGCGATTGTCGGCCAGCCGCAGCGCGGCCTTCTGCGCCTCGGTGAGACCTGCGCGCACTATGGTCGGGACGGTCTCGAGGCCAAGCGACTGCGCGGCCAACAGCCGGCCATGGCCCGCGATGATCTCGCCGCGTTCGTCCACCAGCACCGGCGCGACGAAGCCGAACTCGAGAATGCTCGCCGCGATCTGCGCCACCTGCTCGGGCGAGTGCGTGCGCGCGTTCCCAGCGTAGGGCAGCAGGGAGGCGACCGCGCGCGCCTCGACGGCGCTCGCAGACCATAGGGCCTGGGGCATCTGCACCTGCGTGATCGTGGACTGGAGGTCGCCGCGGCTGGCAACCTGGAAACTGGCAACTTCGATTTCGGGGCTGGCGCTAGGCCGGTCCGGCGCTCCCGCGTCCGGCATAAGGAACGGCGCCAGAAGGAACCAGGTTTTCTGCGGCCTACCGAGCCGTCCGTTGCGCTATCGTCTCTCGCCGTTCGTTCCGTATCCCCAAGCGACCAAGGTTTCTGCGGCTTTCCGCAAGGCGATCGTTTCCGATCCAACACGCTGGACTACGACGACCCCAGTCCCGCACCCGATCCGATGCCCCGCAGGCGCATCTTCACCGAGTAGCGACAGGGTACGCGATGTGAGTTTCACTCGACAACACGACATTCCTTCGCAAGAGCACCTTCTTCTTCGCTCGCGAAGGATCTTCGGGCGTCGCCACGCAGACGACGCCCGACGCGGACTCAACCCTTCGCCGCCTTGCGCTTGGCCTTCTTCGCGCCGGCGAGTGCCGCGGCCTTCAGTGCCGGGCTCGCCTTGAACCGCACCGTCGCGCCCGCCTTCACCTGCACCGTCTCGCCCGTGCGCGGATTGCGCCGCGTCCTCTTCGGGGTCTCGCGAACCACGAAGGAGCCAAAGCCCGGGATCGCGAAACGACCCTTCGTGACGATCTCCTCGCTGACCGCCGCAAGCACCGCCTCGGCAATCCGGCCTGCTGCCACCTTCGGCATATCGCCCGCCTCGGCGATCACATCCGTGAGGAACTGCTTCGACATGCTCTCGATTCTCCAGTGCAGGGAACGCGGCTCATAGCCGACCGCATCGGCACTGTCAGCCGGTGAGACGCCCCATCCGCCGTGTCAGCCCGTAGTGCCCCGCGAGCACGGCGAGAGCGGCGACCAGCATGCCCTGCGCCTGCGAGGTCGGCACGGGCTGGCCAACCGGGCTGGGGTGCGACAGGCGTGGTGCGGTGCTGCGCATCGCCTCCTGATGGCGGCCAGAATGCCAACACAGCCCCGAGCGGCAACAGCCAGACGATGCGTGCCTGGTAGCGCAGATGCGGCTTGGAAAGCGCCCCGGTCGCCAGGGCATTGGCGATCACGCCGACCAGCACGCAGAGCACGAGACCGAGACGGGGCCCATCCCCTCTCCGTGCAAGACGCCACCATCCCGCCAGGATGACGGGCAGAGACAGGAACAATGCCGGCACGTGCAGCTGCAGAAACGGCGCGGCAAGACGTTCGAGATCGCCGCGCATCTGGGCCCCAGCTTCGAACGCTGCACGCTCGCGCAGCGGGAAGCCCCGCGCCAAGACCTGATCGGCAAATTGATCCAGATCCAGATTGTCCAGCGTGTCCCCGACCCGGACCAGATACAGCTGCTCGATCCAGTTGCCGAGCGCCGCGCGGGCTACCGCCAGCGGATAATCGCGCAGCGTCGCCGCCACCACCTCACGCGCCTCTGGGGCCAGCCGCACGCTGCCCACTGGCCGCACCGGGCTCTCCGGGCTCCACAGGAAGTGGTCGCTGTCCATCGGCATCTGGTCGATGAAATCGCAGAGATACCAGCCAGCCGTCGGGCAGTGATCGCGCAAGGCCAAGACGGCCGGCCCGTCCGCCTGCAGCCGTGCTAGTAGGAAGATCGCGCCATGCGCCGAGAGCGTGACACGGCCAAAGGCATGCCAGTTCGCTCCCAGAAGGAACACGATCGCCGCAGCCAGCGGCATAGCAGCACGCAGCGCTGGCCGCCATTGCCGACGCCCCAGCAGCACCAGCAGCACGAGCGCGACCGCGGTGGGCAGATGCGACAGGTGGACCGCGATCGCGACCGCGCCGATCAGCCCGACGGCAAGCAACTCCGCCCGAGCAAGCCGCCGCTCGCCGAAGCCGAGCAGAAACAGGCACAGCACCACGACCGGTGTGAACACATCCGGCATCAGCATGGCGGCGAACCAGGGCGCGGAGGTGAGTCCCGCCAGCCCTCCGGACAGAACCAGGTGTCGCGCCGGGGTGACGCGGCCGCAGGCATTGCGCTGCACCAGCCAAAGGAGCCAGGAGAGGATCACTCCCTGCGCCGCCAGCGGCAGCCACAGGGTGATGCCCTGGTGGAACAGCAGGAGGAACGGGCCATAGGCCGCGGTCTTGTCCCACGGCGCCTCGCCCGTGATCGTGTGCAGCAGGTAGGCGGCCGTATCGACGAATATGATCGGATAACGGTTCATCAACGCCGGCCAGACGAGCAGCGTGGCGGCGGCGAGGATGGCGCCGAGCCGGGCAAGGGCGGGCGGGCCAGACGGCTCCATCATGGGCGTTGCCGCGTCACGCATGCAGCTCTTTGGCGACCTCACTCGCGAGGGATGTCCTAGCTCGGAGGAGCCAGCGTTTCGCCTGCAACGGTCTACTAAGCCGGGCCAAGTGCGACTCCTATCATGACTGGCAGGTGCGGATCGACGCCGCCCTGCACGTGCTGCCGGCCAACCGCTCGACACGGCGCATCAGGCCGTAATGCGCGGCAAGCACGGCGAGTGCCGCGACCAGCACGCCTTGGGCCTGGCTGGCAGGGATGGGCCTGCCGCCCCAGCCCTGCCGCATGGCCCACTCGCGCACCGAGGTCTCGCAGCCCACCACGTGCCAGACGCAGGAGCCGGCCGGGCTGCCCGCACCGCCGAGAGCGGCAAGCGCACGGGCGACACGCTGGCGCGCCGCCGCCTGCTGCTCGGTGACGCTGTCACCGGTGCTGCCGGGCAGGCGGAGCAGCGACCGCGCCCACAGCGGATCGAGCGCGGCGAGCCGGAACTGGGTGCGGAAGATGCAGCCCGCTTCGTGCATCTCCGGTGTGATAGTCGCGTTCGCCAGCATCTGGCCGAGCGTGTCGATGGCGCGGCGCACGGCGACGGGTGTGCCGGTCTCGGGATCGGCGATGCGCTGCGGCGCGCTCACCGCCCCGTGCTGCAGACGCCACCGGGTCGGCTCGTCGAGCCGCGGCCGTCGTGCGGCGCGCTTCTGCCTACGCGCCATGGCGACCTCCCCGTGCGCCCCAGCGCTTCGTCGCCTCGTTGATGAGCGCCTGACGCAGCCAGGGATCGCTGACGTCGTCGATCGCCAGCGAGACCACGCCCTGCTCGCGCCAGACGCGCCGGCGGAGCGCATCGAGCTCCGCGGGCGTGGCAGGGCTCGCCACGCGATGCAGGCACGACCGCGGCGGCATCGGAGACCCGGGCAGCATCAGGCGTGCCCTCCCTGGCCCTCGGTGGCCCAGAGCAGCAACGCGATCGCGTCCGCCTCGTTGTCGTCGGCGGGAGCGAAGCCGCGGGCGCGCATGGCGGCGATCATCGCCGCCTTGTCGGCATTGCCGCGGCCTGTCGCGAAGCGCTTGATGGTGCCGACGGGGACGCCCTCGTAGGCGACGCCACGCTCCTCGCACCAGGCAGCAAGGTGCGCCAGGAAGCCGCCATAGAGGTGCGCAGCGTCCGTCCCCGCATGGGCGCGGACCTCCTCGAACACGATGCGCTCAATCTTGCCAGCGAGCCGTGCGACGCCGCCGAGCCAGTGGCGGAAACGGAGGAAGCGCATGCCGCCGCCCTCGAAGCGGCTCGGGGCGAAGCGCATCGTGCCGGAGGTGATGACGCCGTCGCGGAAGCGGATCGCCCAGCCGGTCGTGGTGCCGAGGTCGAGGGCGAGGACGGAGCGGTGTGTGAGGGCGACCGCGAGCGGGGTGGTGATGCCGCGGCTTGCGTCGGGCGCGGGCGGAGTCAGAGTCGCAAGAGCCATGATGGTCTCCGAGAGGGGATCGTGGTGGTCGGGGTTCCCCACCGGGCGTTCGCCCGGTGGGGTGCCCTGTGAGGGCGGCGACGGCGCGGTTCTTGGCGGAGCTCGCCGTCGCTGCCCGGCTGCGTGTTGGGGCGCTGGACCGTCTGGAGGCCCGGTGCTCGGTGGACGCAGCATCACGGCACCCCGTCGAGCCAGGCGGGCTGCGGGGGGGTCTTTTGGGGGTCCTGACCGAAGTCCCCCAGAAGTCCCCCCGGCGCAAACCCAGGCATTTCCTGAGGTTTGGGGGACCTGGGGGACTTGGGGGTCTTTTTCCGTGCCATCTTCGCGCGCGTGCGCGCGCGCGCACGCATGGGGGTCAGAAAAAGTCCCCCAAGTCCCCCAAGTCCCCCCAACACGAGGATTTCCCTGGGCTTCCGAGGTGGGGGACTTCTCCACAAAGTCCCCCCGGAAGCCACCAAGTCCCCCCTGACCGGGATCAGCGGACGGTTCGAGGCGCCAGCGCTGGGAGTTGTGCATCATGCCCGCGCTGCGCAGGTGAACGAGACGTGCACCAACACGGAAGGCACGATCACGCAGCTTCCGCAGCGCCATCCCGAGCGCGATCTTCATACCGTGGTCGGCCTTCGCGCTGATCGGCAGGGCGGGTTCGGCGGTCTGCGCGAAGCCGACCAGATCGCTCACGCTGACGTCGGCGCTGCCGAAGCGGTCCCACCACGTCTGAACGAAGCCGCTCCAGGCGCCGCCCTCCTTGTCGGAGTCCTGCATCACCTCGTCGAGGTTGGCGAGGAAGCCGTCGACGCCTGCGACCTCGAGGATACCGCCGATCACCTGTGACCAGGCCTCGAAGGAGCCGATCGAGCGCGTGCCACGAGGACGGCCGGCGGCGATCCAGGCCTGACAGAGCGTGAGGCAGGCCGCCACCAGCGCGCCGCGATTGGCCCGCACCCAGCCAATCAGGCTCGGATGGCGGAAGCCGTCGCGCCGCCAGGGCTGCTCGACCCGGGCGTCGAGCCGGATCCGCACCAGCCTGCGCGCGATCTCGCTCGAGAAGCTCGGGTTGTTGCCGGTCGCCACCCAGACGCAGCGGATCGGCAGGCGCGCCATTTCGGAGCCGCCGAGAACGCGATCTTCCCAGATCGGTGCCGTCAGCGCCGCCGCGAGAGCGGAGCTGTCGAGTTCCTGGCGCAGGTTGTCGATCAGCAGGAGCGGCGGCAGCTGACGCAGCTTGGCGGTCAGCCGCTTGCGCCATTCATCCTCGTCGCGCCCCTCGGTCATCACCGGTGCACCTGCGCCGGTCAGCACGGTGGCGATGGCATCGACCATCAGCGTCGCGCCGGTTCCCGGCGTCGGCTTCTCGATCAGGTGCAGCGGGGTGGGCCCGTCGATCATGGCGCGGACGAAGCCCAGCAGCAGCAGCGCCAGGGCATGGGCTCGCTCTGCCGTGCCGACGAAGGGGAAGTCGCCGAGCAGGTCGTCGAGCAGCAGCGACCGGGCAGCGGAGATCGCTTCGGCCGTCGGGCGTTCGGCCACCGATCCCAACACGAAGCCGGGCATCGGGTGATAGAGCAGGCGTGCATCGGGATGGTAGCCGGGCTCGGTCAGCAGCGTGCCGCTGCGGCCGAACGCCGGTGCGGTGACGATGCCGCTCAGCACCGGCAGCGCCGGATTGGGCGTGGCGAGCAGGTTCTTCACCACGTCGGCGGGCGGCGGCACCGGGATTGCTTCGCCCTTCGGATTGATGCGGCACCACCGCGCGATGCGCGCCAGCATGTACCGCAGACGATCATCGCGCACGACGACCGGCACCGGCCGGCCATCGTCGTCAGGGACCACCCAGTTCGGGTGGCCACCGACGAGGAAGAGCCAGGGCGATGCGTTGGAGGTGTAGAGCAGATCCCAGGCCACCCGCGTCGCGCGCTTCAGGTCGCCGTCATCCGCGCGCAGCATCGGCAGCTGCCCGCTCGGCTCGACGAAGCCTATCGGCACGTGCCTGCCGCTCGCCGCTGGCTGCTGCAGCTGTCTCGGCGCATTGCCGCCGCTGCGCATCGCGGCATCAACCAGGGCGGCGATCGCGTCTGGACCATGGCGGCGGAGCGTGTCGTTGAAGTCGTCGCCCTGATCGGGCGGCAGGGCGATCGCGATCTCGCGCCCTTCCAGGCGCAGCTTCGCGGCCGCAGCTTCAGCGGCGCGCAGGCCAGCGCCGGAGGCGTCGTGGTCGGCGAGGATGACAATGCGCCTGGCCTCGGATGGCAGCAGCGCCTGCTCCAGACCGGTGGTGGAGAGCGCCGCCCAGACCGGCAGGCCGGGGCAGGCGGCCATGGCGGCGAGGCCGGTCTCGATCCCCTCGCAGAGCCCGAGCACGCCGGACGGGCCGATCGGCGCGAGCCGCACCGCGCCGCCGGCGGGCTTGCCGAGCAGCATGCGCGGCTTCGACACCCCCGCCTTGCTGACGCGCGTCGGATCCGCGGCATCGACCTCGAGATAGGTCCGGTGCAGCGCGACGATGCTGCCTGCGCGATCGCGCACGACGCCGAGCATGGCCTCGAAGCCGCGCCGCGTCTCCCAATGCGTCAGGTCCGGATGGAACAGCAGATCGGCCTCGGGCGGCACCGAGAGGCCACGACCGCGGAGATACGCCTCGGCGGCGGTGCCCACGATCGGCACGGCACCGGCGAGGATGTGCTCGATCTCGCGCTGCGGATCGTGTTCTGCGCGTGGCGGCTGAGCTGGCTCGTGGCGTGGCGGCGCTTCGCCGGTCCAGCCGGTCATCCCGGCCGCGTGGGCGAACAGCGCCCGATCGGTGAGGCCGGTGCCGTGTGCGAGCGTGGACAGTGGCCCGCCGCCCTGATCGCCGTCGAAGTCATGCCAGTCCCCGGCGTGCTCGCCGCGCAGCATGATGACGCAGGAGCCCGAACGGCGCGGCGGCGCGCCCTGGATGTTGGCGAGGCGCCACTCATCGCCCTGCCGTCGTCCGTGCGGGAACAGCTCGGGTACCCAGACGTGCGCGGTGGCGCGCAGCCGCCGGGTGATCTCCTCGAGGTCGTAGCGGACAGGGGCGGCCTCGACGATGTTGAGGTCGATCACTGCAGCTTCTCCTCCGGGATGACGCCGGTGAAGAAGCTCTTGTCCGGCCGCACGGCGATGAAGCCGAAACCGGGGCCAGTGTGCTTCGGATCGGGTACGATCCAGAGATCCGCGCTCGGGTCGTAGACCGCCTTGCCCGGCCCGAAGAGGCGATCGAGGAACACCTCCATCGGCATTGCGCGTAGCGCGTCCTCGACCTCGCGGAGCTGTCGTACCGAGACGCCGTATTTTCGTGCGCGCCTTCGCTCGTCCATTGTTGCCATGGTGTGCGTCCTCAACTCAGGATCACGAGCCCCTGCTCGGCGCGCGTGATGGCGGTGTAGAGCCAGCGGCGCCGATCGAGCTCGGTCCGCCCAAGCCCGTCATCCCAGACGATCACGTTCTCCCATTGCGAGCCCTGCGCCTTGTGTCCGGTGATGGCCCAGCCGAAGGTCGCCTCGGTCAGCCCCTTCTTGAGCTTCCAGTCGCGGTCGTGGCGATCCTTGTCGAAGGCGACGTGGTCCTCGAAGTGGCCCTTGTAGATGCGCAGCCGGCCGCGCGTGCCGTCCGGCTGCGGCGGGCCGATGGGATGGCCGTCCTCGTCCATCACCACTGCCGAGAAGTAGTGGCTGCCCTCGTCGACGATGTCGGAGAGGGTGAGGAACATGCCGTTGATGAGGCCAAGATCGTTCTGGTTCTTGAGGCAGATGATCTTCTCGCCCGGGCCTGTGGGCAGCCATCCGCCGGCCCCGAAGCCGGCAGCGCGGCGCATGGCGTTGTTCAGCTGCAGCCGGGTCGCGTTCCTGCCGCAGATCACCTGGCCGCCGCGCAGCGCCTGCTCCGGCGTGACGTCCATCTTGCGCATTTTCCAGACGTGATCGTCATGCCGGCCGAACGGGATCGGCTCGCCCTGGCGCGCCATGGTGGCGAGGCGGATGATCGCGCTCTCCGCCGCCTGGCGATGGATCTCGGTGAGCATCACGTCGGGCGCGTCGCGGGTGAACGCTCCTTCGCCCTGGATCGGCGGCAGCTGGCCGGGATCGCCGAGCACGAGGATCGGCTTGCCGAAGCTCATCAGGTCGCGCGCCATCTCCTCGCCGACCATCGAGACCTCGTCGAGCACGATCAGCTTCGCGTGCGCGGCGTCGCTCTTGGGGTTCAGTGCGAAGCGCGGGCGCTTCATCTCGGCAACACCCTGGCGCATCGCCTCGATCGTCGCCTCCGCCGCAGTCCGCTCAAAGCCGGTCAGCCCCCGGGCTCGGGCCACCGCCTCCTCGATCTTCTTCTCGGCAGCCTCGACCTCCTCTTCGGTGGCCTCGATGACGGAGTAGATCAGGCTGTGGATGGTGCGTGCGGGCGTGCCCTTCCGGCGCAGCACCAGCGCCGCCTTGCCGGTGAACGTCGCGGTGACCACGCCGGGCACGCAGGTCTCGCCATCCCCGCCGGCGCGGTGGTGCTCGAGGCCGAGCTCCTCCAGCGCGAAGCGAAGCACGGTGGATTTGCCAGTGCCGGCATAGCCGAACAGCCGGAACACCTGCTTGCGGTGGGTCTCGTTCTGGAACCAGTGCTTGATCGCGGCGATCGCGCGATGCTGCGCGTCGGAGGGCGTGATGTCGCTCATGCAGGCGTTTCCCAGCAGAGGCGGGCGTACGGGCATAAGCGGCAGAGGTGGAAGTCGCGGTGGGCAGCGATGCGGGGCGGCAACTCGCCGGCATCGACCGCGAGCAGGATGTCGACGGCACGATCGGAAAGGCGCTGCGCCTCCGCCGGCTCGAACGGCACGACCTCGTGGTGCAACGCGAGCGTGTCGCGGTTCAGCGCCGTCACAAGCGCCGCCTCGAGCTCGAGGTAGGCCATGTAGAGCTGCACCTGCGCGAAGTAGATCGGCTTGGAGAGGCGCAGCCCGTGCTTCACCAGGTCGGTCCACGAGCGCGCTCCGAGCGCCTTGTGCTCCCACAGCGCGGGCCAGCGCAGGCCGATCGCGGGGCCGCCGACGATCACGCCGTCGGCGTGGCCGCGCAGCCGACCGCCGGCCGCCACGAAGCTGAACTGCTCGCCATCCGGACCACGGTCGCGCAGGTCGAAGCCGGCGAGCCGGAGCCAGCGGATGGTGAGCGCCTCGAACTGGTGGCCAGCGTCGAAGATGCGCAGGATGTCAGCGTCGACGTCGCGGTCCTTCGGCGCGTGCGTGATCTCGTAGACGAGCTTGCGGGCGCAGGGCTCGCCGATGCGGCTGCCACCGAGATAGTCGCGCGGCGTCTGCCGACGATGCCGCGCGAGCAACGCCGCGTCGACGTGCAGGTTGATGCGCGCGGAGATGGCTGCAGCGTCACTTGACGGCGGGTCGCCGCGTCCGTACACCGCTCCGGAGCCGTGGTTCAGGTCGAGCAGCACTACCAACTCAAAACGGAATTGGATCGTCGAGCGGGGTGCGCTCGGCGGCCTGGCGCTGCATCGAGGCCTGGAAGCCGTCGATGCAGGCTTCGATGATGCGGTCGATCTCCGCCGCGCTGCGGTCGTGGAAGGGTGCGAGCAGCCCGAGTTCCTGCAGCACCTCGGCAAAGGGACGGCGTGCGTCCTTGATCGCCTGCACCTCCATGGCGGTCTTGTCGATCACGCCGCCACCTCGCTCGACGAGCGCACCGCCCGCCTCGCAGCACGCCATGGAGCAGAAGCGGTAGAGCGGCACATCGCCGATGTGCAGCCGGTGGATGTAGCCGAAGCCGCGCGCCTCGCGGCTGCACAGCGCGCAGAGACGCCGCGCCGACCATTCCGCGTGCGAGAGCAGGCGTGCGGGGCGACGGTCATCCACCGCCGCGGGGCGGTAGGGTCCGAATCGCGCCCGTCGAGCACGGGCCATCGCCGCATCAGCCGTTCAGCCACGCGGGGCCCCCGCTCGGCTTCGTCGCCGCGGGTGGGGGCGCCGCCGGGGGCAGAGCGGATACCGCAGGGGGCGCCCAGGCGGGCGTGCTGGCCGCGGGCCACGCCTGCGACGAGCCCCAGGACGGTGCCGGCGCCTGCGGCGCGGCGGCCTTCCTCGCGGGCCTGTGCGACGGCTGCGGCGGCACGGTCTCGCCCGCCATGATGCGCGCGTATTCCGGCTCGCCCGGCAGCACGACGCGATCAATCCGGTTGCTGTCGCCGTAGCGAGGGTCGTTTGCTGGCTCGACGCGCAGCTTCGCAGCGAAGGTGATGCCGTTGAGGTCAGACAGGCCGCGCAGGATGCGCTTGGCCTTCGCCGTCTCGCTCATGTCCTTCGGGTCGAGGCCAGAGGCGCTGTCGATCATCGCCCGGAACATCCCTTTCGAGATCTTCCAGCCGATCGACACACCCTGCTCGTCCACCTTGCCGCCGGCGACGGTGAAGCTCTGCCAGAACTTCCGCCGCGCATGCGGCCCCGCCAACACGGTGAACTCGCAGTCCAGCATGCGCACGTCGCTGCCGGGGGTCTTCGCCGCCTTCAGCAGTTCCCGGTCGAAGGGGCTGGCACCGTCGATGCCACCCTTGCGGATCTCCATGCGCAGCTTCACGAAGCTGCCGTCCGGGATGAGATCGCTGCCGCGCGGCAGCTCGGCGTCGTTCATGTCGAAGGTCATGCGTCAGCTCCTGGGCGTGAGGTTGATCTTGCGGAGAAGGGCGGAGAGGTCGGGCGGCTCGGTCTCGGCCAGGCGGCCGGAGCGGTCCTTCGCCGGCAGGCCGAAGCTGTTGGCCGTGCGGCAGACGAGACGGCGTTCGGTGCCGCGCTCCGGGTCATGCACCAGCGCGCCCTGCGCATCGCGCGAGAACAGCGCCATCGACACCACCTGGTCGACGATGCCCGGCAGCTCGCGGCCGGCCTTGCCGCCCTCCATCTGCGGCTGCCAGGAGACGCGCCCGAACTCGTCGATGACGCGCTCCAGGATGCCGACCATGATCACGGTCCTGCCCGGCGCGTGCTGCAGGTGCTTGAGCAGGCCGATCACCTCGCGCGCCATCAGGCCGTAGGCGCCGCGCGTGTCGGGCTTGCCGGTGCGGTCGGAAAACGCCTCCGGCCGGGTCTTCGCCCATGCCATCGCCTGGCGCGTCAGGTCGGTGATGCTGTCGAGGAAGACGATGCTCTTGCCAGCGAGCAGCCGAACGAGGTCGGGATGCGCGGCGGCGACGTGCTGGTGGTGCGCCGCCGAGAAGAACCCGCTCGGATCGGCAGCCGGGTTCACGCCGCCGATCAGGCAGGCGAGGTCGATCGCGTCCTCGAAGCAGCGGATGGGGATGCTGTCGCCGCGCCAGTCCTGGACGGACTTCATGCCGGCCTCGAGGTCGATGCAGAGCGTCGTCTCGGCCGGCAGGGTCTTGAGCAGGCTGGTCTTGCCGACGCCGCTCGGCCCGAACAGCGCCATGGTGGTCTTGTTGGCCGCCTCGGAGAGCCGCTCGTCGGCGGTGACGATGCGCAGCGGCATCAGCGGTCTCCCTGGGCCATGCGGACGTGCGGGCTGTACCGCCCTTCGGGCGTTGCCTTCGGCTCGCGACGCTCGACTTCGGAGAGGATGCTGAGCCGGAAGCTCGGCCTGCCGGTGCGCACGGTGCGCGCCGGCTCGAAGATACGGCGGATGCGCTCGGGCCAGGCGACGTAGGCGCGCTCGGAGACGCGGTAGCCGAGCTCGACGTATTCGGCCGGATCCTCGCCGCTCGCGCGGATGCGCTCGACCAGCGCGGCGAGCTGCGCCTGGTCCCATTCGACCTTCTTCGGCAGTTCGGCGACGATCTCGACCGCGCCGTCCTGCAGCCGGACCGTGCCAGTGTCCTTGCCGGCGGCACGGCGTGCCTCGGCGGCGCGCTCCGCGTAGCGGCGCGCGATCACGCCCTCGATCCAGTCCTGCGTCCGCTTCGCCGCCTCGACCGCCTCGCGCGCGTCCTGCTGCAGCAGCGCCAGATGCTCGGCGGGCAATGTGAGCAGCTCGCCGACGGGTGCGTGCCGGACGCTCTCCAGCGTCGGACGGTTGTGCAGATGGGTCACGCGATGCTCCTGGTCTTGGATGGGGACGGCATCTCGGCGCGCACGGAGGCGTGCGGCCCCGGAGGTGTGGGTCGCCGGATCGGGACGACGGGGCGCCGCCGCGCGATGACGAGGTAGGCGCAGGCCGTCTCATCGACCCGGCGCTGCACGAGATGCACGAGGCCACGCTCGGCAAGCCGCCAGGCAGCCTGTGCGAGCACTGCAAGCTCGCGGCGACGCTGCTGCGTCAGGCCGCTGCTGCCAGGTGCGAGGTCGCTGGCGAGATGGCCGCAGTGATAGACGGCTTGCTCGCCGGCCTTCGCGTCGACCAGCCAGTCTGCAAGCGCGTTGGCGTCAGCCACGTGGTGCATCGCGAGGAGCGGCTTCAAGAGCTCTGCTCCTGCGCGGGGTCGTGGCGCCGGGCTGCCTCGTAGGCCTCGACGTCCTCGAGGCGATAGACGATTCGCCCGCCGAGCCTCACGAAGGCAGGGCCGCGATCGAGCCAGCGCCACCGCTCCAGCGTGCGAGGGCTGACGTGCCAGCGACGCGCAAGCTGCAGCTGGTTGAGATGCACGGGTCGCTCGCTCACTGCGCCGCACTCCGCGATGCCTTGGCGAGCTGCTCAGCCTCGACCCGCGCGATGAATGCGAGCACCCGATCGGCCGTGGCGAGCGTGGGCGATCGTCCGCGGCGCAGATGCGTCACGAAGCTCGGGTCTCCGACTGCCTCGCGACCGAAATCGGTCACGCGCATCCGGGTCGCCGCGAGAAACCCCTCCACGCGGGCGAGGAACTGTTCGCTGAAGCTTGTCATCGTGGCGATAGGAAATGCTGGACGCTTGGATTGGTCAAACAGTAAAAATAGGCTATCCCCTATCTCGGCAGATCAAGGAGTTGCCGGCC